TAGAATATTCTGTAGTGATGAGGAATAGAATATTCTGTAGTGATGAGGAATAGAATATTCTGTAGTGATGAGGAATAGAATATTCTGTAGTGATGAGGAATAGAATATTCTGTAGTGATGGTTATAAATATTTTTTACTTGATACGAAAAATATTTAATTTGTTTCTGTTTCTGTAATAGGTTCTGCAACCGCGACATCAGGTTCCTTATCCAAATACTCAAGAGGTAGCCCACGCTGTTCGTCACCAAATTTGATTTCGAGAGGTTGAGATAAAATCGAAGCGGCCAGACGACCATGATTTTCCGCAACACTAGCAATTTTCCGAATATCCAGTGTTTCACCGGCTTGATGCGCCAAAATGCGGTTGTACTTCTCGATGTCTTCTTTTCTGAAAATGGGCATCAATGGATTGTCGATGAAGGGCAGCAGGAAAAACGGATTGATTTTTTCTTGCAAGGTCAATAAATTTGCTGTAGCCCAAAGCGGCGAATCCAGTGGGGTTCCAAGTGCCGCAATAGTAAATATTTGACACACAAAAACGGTTCCGAATAGGATTAACGATGCAAATGGGTTTTTGATTGAGGACCGGTGGACAAATGCGAATATTTCGTAAATGGTAGTTGCCAGGTTTTCCGCTCGCTGTCTTTTCGGCAGGGTTGGGTTGAAATCGAACATTCCTGCCGCATTGTCTTCGTATAATTGTGACACGATTTTAAAATAAAACAAGAATGCATATTTTTCGCGCATATCGGGGTCGGGTTTCGAAAAAAACGAGCCAACCCGAGTTGTAACCGAAGCCAGTGCTTTTTTAAATTCGACATTTCTGATTTCCCCTCCTTTTAAACACGCGGTTTTACGAGGAGTATACCTACCAAACAGCTGGGATATCGCATTTCCGAATGCGACGGCGGTGGTTCCTAATCCGTAGCCAATGGATTGCATTGTCTTGGCTGTACCGTCGATTGCATTCCACATGCGGAGCTTGGTTTCGATGACCTTTCCTTTGGTTTGTTCTGTTTCGGTGGGAAACGCCACATTTTTTGCATATTCATTTTTGAGCACTTTAAAAAATGCCTTGGCTTCGGGGGTTTTAACTGCATAGTTCTTGTTTATTTTTGCGACAAACGCTTGGAATTCGGGGTCTTTTGACCCGGACGAAGTCAATAAGTTCACGTACTTGTCATCCAACATCGAAATCATGTCTTCCAAGAAGACGACCAACCGGATTTTAAGGGATACTTGTTTTAACAATTCGCCACTTAACGCGGGAACTTTGTCGGGGAGGGTTGGAAACGCAACACTACATTCTGTTTCTTGACAGGTCTTTAAAAACTCGGACGCATTGGACGTTGGGTCTTTCACTGTCCCATCCTCCGCGTTGGGTTCAAACAGAGCTTGAAAATTCTTGCGCCGTTTTTCATCCATCACACTTTCGTTGAATATGTCTTTGTCGCCGAAAAACCGGTTGAGAACCCCTACATGTTGATTACGTATGTTCTCGAGCAATTTTACCACTTCATTGATTTCTTCTGGATACAAGCGTTTTTTGTTATTGGCCCCCGCCACATAATTTTTGTAGAGAAACACACACATAACCATCAATATCAAATGCAGCTGTTCTTTGCCGGATTCTGCCAACAACGCATCTTCTGGAGAAAGCCGTTTCTTCCCGCCATAATTTCGACAAGAACGTCTTAGACGCCGTTTTTTAGTCCGTTTCCGGGTAGCCATAACAATCTGCCGCAATTTTCATATATATACTGCATATTAGTACGCCGGATTGAGAGGCCGCATAGCATACGGATTCGATTTGAGAGAGCTGAGTACATAAGACTCATTGCGGTCGATACCCGTCGTAGCGTACAATTGTTGCGCTCCCGTGACACGCCCCATTTTCGACGCATCCGGAGTGGCATAAGGCATCGATGCGTTGGCCGACCTCCTCGACAACAAATCATTGTCAAGGGTTTTGTTGCGCATATTGATGTCGCCCTGCATCAAGGACATATTGCCTGGAACCATGCGGCCATCAATCGTCGACGACTTGATATCATTGTTGCGCTGTCTGTATTCCGCATCATAAGTGCGCGATTGTTTGGCCAAGGTGGTTCCCATGGCGCCGCTATAAGAGGCGGTTGCATCCCGGCGATTTGTGTACTTATCCATTGGCTGAGTAATAGTGTAAGCATTCGAATCCTGCGTTCCATTGACAAACAAATGTCCATTGCCCGATTCCGTCATTTCTCGGATAGTGGTTGCGGGTCTATCTCCCGGGTTCATCAGGTAAGAATTCTTCACAGTCGATTCTGGATTCTGGTAAGGACGCATGGTTCCGATGGCGTTTTGTCTCTTGGATGGACGCAAGACGTCGAGAAGAGGGGCGACGACGGCTCCTAAAGCGCCACCAATAGCCCCGAAATAGTCGTCGACATTGGCCGTGGACCGATTGTTGTTGTATGTTTTGAAGGACTTCACACCATAATCCGCTTCGTTGGCTCCGTAATGTCCGACACCATCTGCCGGACCGATGGGATAAGCGCCCAGGTCCTTGTGATGAGAAGGCATGTATTCTCCATCCACGTAGGCTCCGTCGCCATTGCCGGCCGCACCAACATAACTCATGGTTGCTGTGGCGCGGTTTTCGTCGGGGCGGTCAACGGGAACTCCATACATGGGGGCGGCGGCGCCTCCGGCGCCTAAAGTGGCAAAATACCGGCTCTCGTCGAATTCGGCAATGCGGTCGGGGCGGTTCTTTTGCACGGGTGCTTGGTATCCGCGATTCTGGATATGACTGCCGGCGGGACCTTCGTGGCCAAACATGGAATATCCACCCGGCTTCGGGTTATTGGTGGCGCGCATTTGGTCGACGTTTTTCGGCAACCAGGATTCACGGGCCATCATACCCGAGTTATATCCGAGACTGTCGACCCCATTGTCGCTTTTCCCTAAACCAGGTCGGACACGGATTTCTTCAAACGGTTTTACATTCGACATTTTGTTGCTCACATTCATACGAGATTGCATGAAATCGGACGAACTCGGTGTTCCATGTGCCCATTGCAAATTATCGTGTGGCGAGAAGAGAGGCGCTCTTTCGGTTTTGGACATGTATTGGGAACCGCCGCCGGTCATCGAGTCCATGAGCCCCTCATTGGAATTCTCGTTGATGATACGCGTACGGAGTGTGCTGCCGAAAAAGGGGACCATGTTGTTGTGTTGGAAATAATCGCCGCCCACTTTGTCGCCCGTCATCGACGTAAAGGAGGAGCTTGTACTGCCGCCGTTGAAATTACTCGCGGCTTGGTTCATTTTGGCGATTTGCACCGGGTCGAAATATTTATCTGTGTAGACTTTCGGCGTATCGTATTTGTTGACCGTTCCTAATTCAGAGGTTATGTCGGTTTCGGCATTGACCACGTCGTTTTCACGGTCGTCAAAGAAATTGACGTCCGGAACATCGGTATTCGGCAAAATGCCTTCGTAGTTTTCTTTTGGTTTTTCTTTGGAAGATACTAAATAAAGACCACCGAGGGCCAGCAATGGTATGGCCAATTCCATTTTGCTATTTGCTGTTGTTATATTATTGCTAGAGAAACTCAACATCCTACGCGTCGCTTGATGGGTTATTCGCATCATGTCCAACTCAAAATGTTTTGGACATTAGGCCTTTCTCCTCTTTCTACAGTGATTGTTCTTGGTTCCCCGAACCTGTCCTTTCTTGCAAGCCAATATGCATTTGCGAGAGGCGGGTTTGCGATGTCTCGGCTTCTCGCATTTATTCCTGCAACGACGCGTTTTTCTAGAAAGCGTTCTTCCCGTACGGCGACATTTTGTGTAAGTAGCCATAGTTGGTCAAAAAATTCTTTATATTAGCTCGACAGAATATTCTTTATTATCTGGAAGGTCCGCCCCTTACGTACTGGTCTTTGGCGACAATCCGTGTCTGAATGGGTTCATCGAATGGTCGAATCGCATGAGCCTGTGGATTGATAATCGGCGCTTCCCAACGGGCATGTTCCAAATCGCGGAATATCCAAGCCGGATGAGAGGCACGGGATTCTTCTGTATGGACATCACTCGACGCGTATTGTTTGGGAGCTCCGGAGCACAATCGGGACTCTTGGTAAGTCTGGACGTCGTGATTGAGAGGTCTCCCTAAACCTCGAAATTCGCTTTCCAAATTAGTGGAATCGGACCACATATTGGCACCCCACTTCCCAAGTCGGATTTGCGAATCTTCGAAATAAGGCATCTGTTGCCCGGGGCCAGGCGCATTGATAAAATAATCACAGGCAAATGTGCTTTGTTGAACTCCTTTTAGAATGCGCGCAGGGTCATCATGGTAGCGAGTAAACGACATTTTGTATTATCCGCATATTTTCTCACTGTCCAAAGTTGTAAAAATTGAAACGCGCTAGGATTTTCAATTAAGAACTCCACGGTCTCTCTTACTATTTTGCATCGAAAATGTCGCCCATATACACGGTTGAATTATATGTGGACAAGAATCCAGTGGTTCTGGAGTTTGAGATTTTGGACCGCCGCCATAGAATCAATCATCCATCAAATATGACAGCGGACCAACATATTGCATGGAACTCCATGTTTATCAATGAGTTTCCACTGCAGGTCCACAGTATAGATGGCGAGCCGATTGAAGACGGATATGCATTCGCCTATACGTTGAAAACCGGATACTGTGGAACGGTGCTAACCGGTATCCGTTTGAACAACGTCTCTTACAAAAGCGACGTCTACAATGAATATTGGTTTCCTGGAACGGAGAAGCCGGAAGAACTCGACGACGGATGTGTCGAAATCCATCTCGTTAGCAAGGAAATCATTTATGCGAACCCCTCTGCAAAACCGCCGTTCATGGATTTATCCGGCAAATTCATCGAGGAATACGAAGTAGTTTACACACAACCGCTAAACAGCCATTTCGACGCCTCCATTCAGATAATCAACGAAGAATTCTGCAGAATTCTGAGTCGCTCTGGGGAAAACGAGGTTTTTGGGAATCTGAACATCCATTATTGCGTTCGGTACAATCAAATTCCAATAACATCCAACGCGTATTTATGACCCCAAATTACGTAATTTAGTATTACATAAATAGATGATTTGTTCTTTTACACAAACGTATTCAAATAATAGAAGCGAATTATTCTATTATCACAACAAAGACAAAAGTGATATTTATTTTAGAAATAAACTAGACAAAAATTACTATGTGTTTCATAATTCCAGCACGGAATACAAAGTCGAAACTATTAATAATAATTCGTATTTTGACGAGGTAAAAAACATGGAAATCATTTCATACGACAATATTAGCTATACTCACAGTTTTTACAATACGTTAATGAAAATCAAACAAGATGGGTTTAAATACATTTTTTTTCTACAGGACGATGTGTTTTCATTAGTAAACGAGAGCCGGATGAATGAATTGTTAGATTTTGTGAAGAATCACACATTCGATATGTTGAATATTGAATCCATCAATGCAAATACAAACGCAGATATTCTGTATTCAAGCGACGATGTAAAGATTTATGATACGACCAGCGACGATTTTAAAAACAACGGTTGGTGGGCATTTGACGACGGTCCATACGTAGCAAATGTGGATTATTTACTGAGCCATGTCTACGACATGACCTTTTTTTTGCAAAATGACATATGGACGGCGGAACGGTATCTAAATGAAAAAATCGGCCATAATAAAATTCAAAGATTGACTGCGAATATTAGTTTTTTTCGAAGAATCGGAATCGTTGGGCCAAATGCATGGACTCGGGCAGATGAACTGACGAATTTGAATAAAATGTTTATGTGAACCCCCCCAAAAAGAATATAAACCTCTCAAATTGCGAATCTCATATTCCACGGAAAATGCAAATAGAGTTCGATGTGGTCCCTCCCAAAAAAAACACGAAGCTATGTCTAAATATGATTGTTAAAAACGAGAGCCGTGTCATCATGCGTCTTCTCGAATCCGTCGCCGACATTATCGATTCGTATTGTATTTGCGACACCGGTAGTACGGATGACACGATAACCATAATCGAAAACTTTTTCGCAAATCGCGGCATACCGGGAAAGATACCGCGCGAACCTTTCCGCGATTTCGGGTACAATCGGTCGTTCGCCTTAAAACAGTGCGAGTCGATGAATGCGGATTATATTCTGTTGCTCGACGCCGACATGATATTCCGGCTAGGCGACGGCGTTTCGCCAGACGAGTTCAAGAATGGCCTGTCCCACGATGTTTACCATATGTACCAAGGAACCGACACGTTTTATTACAAGAATGCCCGGATTGCCAAGAACCGGGCCAATATCAGTTATTGGGGCGTCACACATGAATATGTCAAGAGTCCGGAAGGCGCTTCTTACGGTTTAATCGAGAAGACGCGCGCGTTCATCAATGATATCGGCGATGGAGGGTGTAAAGCGGACAAGTTTGAGCGTGATATCCGGCTGTTAACCAAGGGTCTAGAGGAGAACCCGAACAATGACCGCTACACATTCTATTTGGCGAATAGTTATAAAGACCACGGGGACAATGACCAGGCCATCGAGTTCTACAAAAAGCGCATTGAATTGGGGGGTTGGTTCGAAGAGGTCTGGCATAGTTATTACAGTATTGGCAAGTGTTACCGGTCGAAGGGGGATATGCAGTCGGCCATTCATTGGTGGATGGAGGGCTACCAGTTTTTCCCGAAACGCGTGGAAAATTTGTACGAAATCATAACACATTACCGTCAGAATGGGAAGAACCAGCTGGCCTATATGTTTTACAATATGGCGTTAAAGCAGACGCTGTTGAACCCGAACCCGGATTATCTGTTTTTGCAGCGCGACATTTATGATTACAAGCTCGATTACGAGTTTTCCATTTTCGGGTATTATTGCAATGTGGACAATTTCGATTTGACCCGGATTTGCATGAAAGTGCTCAGTTGCAAAACCGTGGAGCAGAATATTGCGCGCAATGTGTTGAGCAACTACAAATTCTATGCGAAGAAACTGGCGGATAAGAAGGATTTCTTCCCGGATGCGGGGTTGGCAGCGCTTAAAGACATTGGCCGGGATTTAGTCGCCTTGGAATCCGATGGCGCATTATTTGTGTCGAGCACTCCTTCTCTAGTCATGGATGGTCAAAATCTGATGGTCAATGTGCGATATGTGAATTACCGGATTAATGACCGGGGCGGATACGAGAATCGCGAACATATTAGCACGAAGAATGTATTGTGTAAAATCGACACGCAAACATGGACCAAGGGACCGGAGGAGTTTATGTCTTATGATGCCACACTGGATAATTTGTATGTGGGTCTAGAGGATGTTCGCTTGTTTTATTCGCCTAAGCAAAATAGAGTGTTGTATAATTGCAATCGTGGATTAGGCGCACATCATTTGGCTGTGGAGCATGGAATCGTACACGAGCCAAATACGAGGTCGGGCATCATAAAGATGGAAGGACAACGAGAGGTGGAGAAGAACTGGGTTCTATTCGAGGATGTAAATGGGAACTTGAAGTGTATTTACAATTGGCATGATTTGGTGATTGGTGATATTGTGGACAAGAATCTTGCCGAAGCGGTAAGCAACGCGGAAAGCGAAGCGGTAAGCGAACCAGATTCCGATGATGAAGTGGAAATACCTATAAACAAGAGCCCCGATTACGAGTTTGTCAAGACCCACACCATTGAAACGCCTCTCATCTTCAAGTATTTCCGAGGTTCAACAAATGGCTTAAGGATTGGCAATGAAATCTGGTTCATGTGTCACGTGGTGTCTTACGAGGACCGTCGGTATTATTACCACGTGTTCATAACACTGGATGCGGAAACGTATGAAGTGCGCCGGTGGACGCCGTTTTTGACTTTTGAGGGGGAGAAGGTGGAATACACACTTGGATTTGTGTATCGCCGAGAGGGCAATCAGTTTTTAATCGGATATAGCAAGATGGATAACTCCACACATTATTTGGCTGTGAAGAAATCCGTCATCGAGGGGATGATGTAGAGCGATTCATATTCTACGAAAAGAATATGAATTACATATAATGACTAACAAAATTGTGCTATATTTTTTATACATTCTGCATGTGTCCATTTCATTGTTTATTCTAGTGGGGCCATTTGTGATTTCAAATACGAATGTATTACTATCTATTATCATAATCAACTTGATTATCGTTACTGGTTGGCATTTACATGGGTATTGTTTTTTTACGGATATAGAGAACATGGTTAATGCGGATATGGAAGACATGACAGACCAAACCAAATCGCTTATGGCTAGATTTTCTGAGAATTATTTGCCCTTTATTGACAAACAATTAATGAACTACACATTTAGTTTAGTACCATTAATGTCTACAATCATGTGTTGCCGGACTCTACACTACGCACTTTCCATAGAATCCCACAGAGCATTCATCTCGTAGGCCAATTTGGCCTCTTTGCCCGTCCAACCAGAGAGGATGGCACCGCGATACAAAATATCCGGCAGAATCGAATTGTCATATCCGGCCACTTGCACGGAGAACAGATTCGTCTTCGGATTATTGTGTTTGCGGTAGATTTCCACTAGACGCAGCACATCCACGTGGGTTTCCGAGCCTTGAATCGCAGCGCCCATTTGGTTCAGCTTGGCCTTATTTTCGCTGTCGACATACAAGCCTCCGGTTCCCGCTTGCATATCGGAGTAGATGAATACCGTGTCGAGCGGTTTCTTCTCGGCGATGCACTTCTCCCAGAAGAGCCAGACGCCGGTTTCGGTTCCACCACCCACTGTCTCGCCCAACTCATTCACCTCTTCCAACTGCTCCATAATCGACTTCGCGGTCGAAACGGGGTATTCGACCAAACGGTCGCCGAAAATCCAGACGCTGCCTCCTTCCGTGGAACGATAAGCGGTCAGAATCGACGACAAATTCGCGATTTCATTGACCTTGACAGTTCCATATTCGGAAGTCAGCGCTCCTCTGGATGACCCAGAATTGTCTGTTAAGCAATCGACGCGGCCCGTCAATGCCGGAACGCAATCGACACTTTCCAATACGCATCTGTCGAGACCATCCAATGCGATTTTGACCATCAATGCGTTCAGAGGAATCGGGGTCTCTTCCTCTGCTTCGGACTTCTTGTGCTTGCGGGAATTTCCACCATCCTTTAGCGCTTTATACGCACTAAAGTACCGGAAAGGGAACTGTTTCCCACCCCGGACACCAGCAACCAGTCTTTCCGTCAATTCTCGGATTTCTTCTGTGGCTTGGTCCAAATCCTGTCTAGCAGAATACTCGCCAAGAATGCCGCGCAAATTTCGCAACAGAGCCATGTGGGGAAGGCGAATCTGGGCATTGATTTCATACCAGGTTTTCTTTGCCGAACGCAACTTCTCCCATGTCTGCTCATCGTCCGCAACAGAAACATTGCCGGTTTGTACCAGTTCAGTTAGAACGGGGGAAGGCTTCGGATGCGTTATGCGAATCAAGTCCACCAGATTTGCCTTCGCCTTTAACGAAACCGCCTCGGTAGGTCCGTCTTCCTCAACCTCAGGGTTTTGAGTCTTGGTGCTCGAAGTCTTGGTTTGAGTCTTGGCGCTCGACGTTGAAGTCTTGGCGCTCGACGTTGAAGTCTTGGCGCTCGACGTTGAAGTCTTGGCGCTCGACGTTGAAGTCTTGGACCCATGCAAATACTTGGCGGCATGGTAAGCAGACATCTGATGCAGCTTGTCCGCAATCGCACGCTTCCAAATAGTGGGAATAGGTTTGCCCGATTCCTTTAACAATTTGTACTGTGTGGTCCAGTCCGTGGGCAGACATCCGACTTTCTCAATGGCCGCCTTGAAAACCGTCGGATGGGTCTTGTTGAACTCGACGCGTTTCGCATGATGTGTCGCCTTGGCCAACAGATAATTACTGTTGAGACGCATGTAAAACTCGTTGCGGAGTTTGTCGACAAATTGGAGACATGCCTCGTAGTCATAATCCAGAGCATCGCTGACGATTTTGTCGAAATAATCGTCGGACGTCTCTTCGGAATAAAACTCCTCAAACAAGAAATGCTCCGCAAAACGCGTTGTTTCTGCCTTCTTGGACGGACGGTAATACTGGGATTCTCCACAAATCATCGATGTGCAGACGATTTGGAGGGATTGTAGAGGATTGAGCCGGTAGCTCTTTCCTCCCATGTAATTGACGGTGGTTTTGGTTTCGACGGATGACATGGCTTCGGGTAGAGAGTTATTATATCCACAAATCAACTCTTTATATTTTTTTACAAAAATATTTGTATTTATCTACCCACGTGAAATGGGTGGATAAACGAAAGGATTTATCCGAAACGCAAAGGATAATTATTTCTGGCAATGGTGGTTATCCTTATGAATAACCTTAAAAAGTTTTTGGAGTAAGCCAGAAACCCGCTTTTGCGAAAGGGCGAAGTTTTGTCTGTTTCGACTGTTGGATGCGTTATAGAAGTAAGCCGAAACACCGCTTTCGCCGGTAAACAATATTTTTTTCAATAAGAAGTAAGCCGACCCGCCGCTTTTCTTTACGCTCCGCTTCGCTTGCGTAGAAAGAATAATCGCATCGACAGTTATGGCAAAGATTCGTCTGTTCCGACAGTGGTTTTTGATAAAAAGTAAGTCGAAACACCGCGTTTGCCAATAAGGAGTGTGAAGTTTGATTATGGTTGGCCGATTTTGGGGGTTCCTTCAGGAATTTTTTGAAGTAAGCCAACCATCCGCTTTCACCTCCCCACAATATCTACAAAGATATTCTTTAAGTCGTTTAATTTGCAATACTTATTGTTTAACTGCTACGTCGACTAAAGTGGCCGCCATTCCGACTAACGTCTTATCCACAGGTTGCGTCCACTAAAGTGGCCGTCTTACCAAGGGCTACATCGACTAACGTCGATGTTTTGCCGCAGGTTGCGTCCACTAAAGTGGCCGTCTTACAAGGGCCATAGCTTCTCCGATGCCAGCAGGTTATCCCCCGTTCCTTGATACCCCGCATATGTTCCGCCGTTCCATACCCCTTATTCTTATCAATCCCATACCACTCTTTTAGCACAGGATGTTTCAAACACAACTCCCCAATCCAGTCATCGCGAGCCACTTTCGCCAGAATCGACGCCGCCGCTATACAAGTATACTGATTGTCGCCCCCCTCCACAGTATGACTTTCCACTCCCACTAAAGTTTCTGTTGTCGGGTCGAACATTGTATAAGGAGGAAAATCATTACCATCAATGAGAAGACGATAGGATGCAGGACTGCGGTTTGTTTTGTCGATAATATCACGACAACATTCGCGCATGGTTCTTAACACAGCTTGCCGAATATTGATTTCGTCGATTACATCCGATTCCGCATATTGGACCGTCCACGCCACAGCGTGTTGTTTGATATATTCCGCCACCTCTCGAATCTTCTTCTCAGAAGAGAAGCGTTTACTGTCTTTCATTAAATCGTGTTTACAGTCTTTAGGTAGAACCACGCCGGCGACATACAGCCGACCGAAAAGCGGTCCCCTGCCCGCCTCATCCACACCAATCTCGATTTTATTCTCCTCCGATTCCGCCTCCTCCTCCTCTCGAAAACATTTCCGGAGAGGACCCGTTTTGTTCCTTGGTTGTTTTGTTTCCATTTTTTAAAAATAACGCGCCTAGATATTTATGTTGTTTGACGGCACCCGTGGAAGCAGAATATTCGTGCTATACAATATAAAGAATCCGGAATTTTGTTATGAGCGCAATAAAAGCGGTAATGAAAACGGGCGGACCATTATTTTTATTTATTTCGCTGATATTAACGTTGGCCATTTCCGCATATTTTGGGAATAGCATGTCGAGCAACAATGGTGTGTGGAACGGAACGAAGCAGGTGGAAGGCTACGATAATTTGCGGGGAAATGGAACCGGGAGCCGCATATTTATGCGAAATTACTCGAATGATGACGACGATTTTGATTTCGATGACGATTTTAACCGCAATCGTAGGAACTACAACTATAGAGACGACAGACGTCGCGATTACAGATACGATTACAGACGCACCGATAAACGAGAGGAAGATGTAAACCCGGTTTCCGATTATTACAAATGGCTCTCTTTCTGGAACGTCGTGGCGAATACAAATGACCCACAAGCGGTTTTCAAAGCGAGCAACTACGCACCCAAGTCTTCGATTGTTCCACCAGTTTGTCCCATGTGTCCATCTTGCCGTCAAGGTGCGTGTGGAGGTGTTTGTACTAACTGTGGCGGATACGGCGGGTCAGGAACACAAGGCGCCACTGGCTACCGCTTCTCGGACTACAATAATTCCGGGGGTAGACAAGGAGGTCGTGGAAATTTAGGAGATGACGGGGAGACTGGTGCCGGGGATGTCGCCGAAACCGCGTTAAACAATACCGCATTGGTCGCTGGTGGAACGGTTGTTGCTGCAACGGGTCTTGCTGCCGGCGCTGGATACGGAGCCTACAAATTGGCAAATAGTGCCGGAGGTGCAGTCGAGCGCGGAGTTTCAGGAGCTGCCGGGATGGCCAAGGATACGGTTGTAGGAGGCGTGGACCTCGCAAAAGACACCGTAGGTGGTGCGGTAGATTTGACCAGAGAAGCCGTTGGCGGAACTGTGGATTTGGCTAAAGACGCCGGGAGAGGTGTTGCGGGGTTGTTGACTGCCCGCCCTACACAAGTGTCAAGTATTAATGGTCAAGTTCAAGGCCAAGGCCAGGCCCTTGGTCAAGGTCAAGGCGGAGTCCCGGGCGCCCAACCTCTCAGCGGTCAAGGAATGATTGACCCTTATTCTTACAATGGCGCTTTGGCTAATAAGGGTTCTAGCAATTATATGCCGATTACCACAGACTTCAGTGCCTTTGGCAAGTGAAACAGCCTTTGGCAAGTGAAACAGCCTTTGGCAAGTGAAACAGCCTTTGGCAAGTGAAACAGCCTTTGGCAAGTGAAACAGCCTTTGGCAAGTGAAACAGCC